TATAGGAGCGGTCAATATGATGTGTTCCTTATTCATGGGAACGATACCACTAAAATCGTAATGGGTGATATGAAATTCATTCATGATATTTCAGCACATTAGGGGGTGCAATTATGGAAGATACAAATAATTTTGAATATGTGAACATTAAAGCAAAGGTTCCGAAAGTGATTGATATTGTAATTCCGGGAACGCAAGGCGTACAAGGCGAGCAGGGAAAACAAGGGCTACAAGGACCACAGGGCGAACAAGGGCCAAGAGGTGAGCAAGGTCCTAAAGGTGATAAGGGCGACCCATTCCGATATGAGGATTTTACACCAGAGCAATTAACGGCCTTAAAAGGGCCTAAAGGTGATAAGGGCGAGGACGGACGAGACGGCGCAAGTGCCACAGCTGACAACGCTCATCAACTCTTATTGCAAGGTAACGTATGGTGCGAAAGTGCAAGCGTTGATGATGTACTCACCGCATTAATTGGTAATATGGGTAAGCCGTTCCCTCGGACTGAATTTAAGGCGTTAACCATTCCAAGCGTTATCCAAGGTCAACAGGTAGTATCCGTTACAGGTGAGCCACATTACAGCGTTAAGGTAGTTGGTAATGACACACCTTTCACGCTAGATAGTACTGGGGCTTGTACTGTAACAATTCCGCCATTAGGTGAAGATGATATAAACCTCACTTATCACGATTTCACAGGTGCAAAAGTTGGCGAAACAGTAATCGCTGGCATTGTTGAAAGTACTAGAACGCCAGATGAAACTTACGAGGAAAATGGCGTTAAATATGCCCTATTTGGTCGTAATTTAGAAATTAAGGCAGTTAACTTTAATGGCGATTTCGAACATAATTTTAAATTCTTGGGTAAGTGGCAAGTATCTGCAATCGATAATATCTTGATTCAGGCTAGCCGTCCGACGGTTCTTAAAATTGGTGCTTGGTACGGTAGAAGTTACTCTGTTAAAGACGTATCTGGCAATCCTATTGGCAATATTCCGATTTTAGTTGATAACCCTAAGAATTTAACATTTGAAAATAACGAAAAGTCTGATTCATCTGTTAAGCTCGGAAGCGTAGAATTTGGCACATCTGATGTTCGATTTACGACATCTCAAATTGAATGGTCTGACAGTCAACATAAATATGTAAATACTGGTGATACAGTCGACCATTTATAATAGGTGAACGCAATGCAAGAATTAACGAATTTTTTATGTGACGCATGGCGAACACTTACAGAATCATTCGCAATCAAGGCTTTGTTGGCGGTAATAGCAGAAGTTGGCATTTACATGTTAGGACTTAAACATGTACAGGTTTTAGGTATATTCATATTGCTTGTCTTTTTAGATCTAATCACTAAATGGGCCGCCATTAGTTACCAAATGCTCATAGATTTAGGGGCTAGCCCTGACAATATTAGTGGTTCAGATAAGTATATTGCAATTCCTGCTGCATGGGGGAAAGGGCTTATATCCTCCAAGCATATGCGAAAACCTTTTGTAACAAAGGTATTAACATATTGCCTAGCTACTGCCGGTGCATGGTGCTTTGACTTTATGGCCGGCAATTATGCGTTTGCAGTCAATTTGGTGTGGCTATATCTTGGCTCCGTCGAATTCCTTTCTATATTGGAAAATATGCGAGACGGTGGCAACAGTACTATTTCAGGTCTATTGGAATTAGTGCAAAGCAAGGTCGACGCATTATTAAAGAAATAACGTTTTGTATGAGGGCTGCATATAGTAGCCCTCTTTTAATTTGAAAGAGGTGCATATAATGAAAATTGGTACATATTTTGATGATTACGAATTTGCTTGTAAATGTGGCCGTCATGGATACGATAGCGACGGACATCCTGTTTTAGACCACATCATTGATAAAAGGCTCGTCGATGTATTAGACGCTATCCGTGAACGCATTGGCCAACCTATCGAAGTGTTAAGCGGCTATCGTTGCCTAGAACATAATGCGGAAGTCGGTGGCGTTCCTAACTCTCAACACGTTGAGGGCACAGCGGCCGACATTACTTATGACGGCATTAACGTTGATTATCTCGCCGAAGTGGCCGAGGAATGTGGCGCCGACGGCATTGGGCGATATTATAATCAAGATTTCGTTCATGTTGATGTGCGAGGCTGGGCCGCTCGTTGGACAGACCAAGATTAATATAGGGGGCGTGTGATGTATGAAATTATCAAGAACAAAATTGTACATGCGGTTACTATTCGGCGCGTTGTTTATGGTATTCTTGGCATTTTGCTCGTCTATCTCATTGGCAGCCTCGCCAGCGGATACTTTGAAACAAGAGCCGACTATAAACGTACCTTTGAGCAGCTGGAACGAACTCAAAGGGCGCTTGACGCAAGCCGAAAACTCAATCAACAGCTCAAAGCAAGCATTGCAGAAAGCCAACAACTTAACCGCGACGCAGGGCGACGAATTGAGCAGGCTCAAGACTATCAACAACAAACAGGGGCAGGAATTGAACGCCTTGAAACAAATCAACGAGAAACAGGCGCAAGAATTGGCGAAAGCCTCGAACATCTCGACGCAGCAAGAGGAGAAATTGAAAGAGGCCTCGAACTCATTGGACGAATTGAGAGAGCAAATCAAACGCAACAAGAAAACAGAACAACGCCTTAAACAGCAACGCACAATATGGGGCGTAGTGGCTGGCGTGGTTACAGTTGCGGCGGCTGTTAAATAAAGAGGGGTGATCCTATTATCTCCCTACCATACGAGGGCGGACGTATGGGAACCTGTTCCAAAACGGAACGAGTTATAAAGCATTGGTTTATAACTGAAACGCATAAAAGGCCTATCGTGGTTAGTGATGTACTAGCACGATAGGCCTTTATTTTTTTGACTATTTAAAGCCGTTTATTTATAGTATAGTAGTGTTATGTACTTAATATATCTTATATAATACATTATATACACTTTAAACACCGAAAGGCATTATTAAAGTAATAGGGTAGGCGGTAGAGTTTATATAAAAGTGGTTCGCTTTATTATACGAGTTGCCCACCAAAACGCTAAAATGCGAACCGCTTGCAGATTGCTCGGAGAATTCGGGCAATTCGCTCTTATAATTAAATACGATTTCGACCCTATCACTATGTATGGTTACACTCTTGATAAAAGTATCGAGAATGCGCGAACGGCCTGCTTTTGTGGTAGGGTTTTCGTTTGCCATTCTTTCGAGGAAATACTCGATATGCTCGGCTGTAAATTTGATAGGTGAGATTACGCTTTCGTGGTTCGCTTTTTGCTCGAGTAGGTCTTGACGTTCCTTTTCTAGGGTTTCAATTTCAGCTTTCAAACGATCATTAATAAAACCCTGTTTAATGGCCGTCATGCAATTATTCAATTCTATATCAATGGCTTTAATTTTGCCCTGTATGCCCTGTATGGCCGTTTTAGCCTCTTGAGTAGTGTTATTATACCCAGACATAACCAAATCGACTATGCTGGTGATAATTTGGGGTTGCTTTAGGATTTCAAGAGTACGATTGATTACTAAATCCTCTAACTCGTCGCGGCGTATGTTTGGCGCGCTGCATGTGTGATGTTTGCGGCGATTGGTACATACATAATAATGATGTTTTTCGCCGTTGCGTGATGTAGCGGTGGAACCCATATAATGCCCGCCACACTGGCCGCATATCAAACGGCCACATAAATTATACATTTCACTTCTACGTCCTTTATTTTTGATTCTAGTCGGTAGTACTTGCTGCACCTCGTCGAATACATCACGGGCGATAATAGGCGGGATAGAATCCTCGATTCTAATATCGCCCCATTGATACACGCCGATATATTTCTCATTACTCAATATATTGCGTATGACGCTGTACGAAATCTTGCCGCCTCGCTTGGTTGTATATCCTTTACTATGCAAAATATCCGCTATTTTAGCCAGAGAGTACTGTTTTAAATATAGGCTATATATTAACCTTACCGCCTTGGCCTCGTGAGCATTCACGGCTAAATGGTGGCTTTCTGTAAGGTCATAGCCGAGTGGAATGGCCGAGCCGTTCATCTTGCCTTTAAGGGCGTTTTCTGTCATGCCACGCTTTACCTTTTGCGATAGCTCAACAGAATAATATTCAGCCATACCCTCGAGCATACTTTCTAAAATAATACCAGCAGGCTCATTGGTGATGTGTTCCTTGGCACTCAACACTCTAACCCCATTACGGCGTAATATGCCCTTGTATTTAGCGCTATCCTCACGGCTACGGCTGAATCTATCCAACTGATAGACAATAACATAATTAAATGTTTGATTTGCGCTATCACGGATCATCTGTAAGAATTCTGGGCGGTTATCCGTTCGCGCCGATAAAGCCCTATCTGTATATATTTTAGTAATAAGAATTCCATCACGCTGGGCGTATTCGGTGCATTCTCGTATTTGGCCCTCTATGGATTCATCGCGTTGCTTATCAGACGAGTAGCGTGCATATATCACGCCTGTTTGTAAGTCGGTATTATTCATTGTGTGATTTCCTTTCAAATTGTATAAGTATAGCCCCCTTGATAGGGGGCTTTTTTATTTCTTATGTTTACTATTATATTTTGCTTGCACCTCGGCCATTTTGCCACTTTGAACGGCGAAATTGAAAGCATATATTGCTGTTTTATACTCGTCGGAACCATCGACGATTGGAACTATAGGCGTAGGCGTGATTGTGCCACCTATCACATAATCAGCGTTGCGCGCGAAGTTGGTCTCTCTATCTACTTGATAGAGTACGGCGTAAGGTTTGCCCGAGCCGTGCGGGTCAAGCACATAATGAAAATGGTTTAACTTCCATGTAATATATGGCTTGCTCGGGTCATCTTGGCTGGTATATAAGAGTATTTCCACGCTCCCGCCGTCATAATTTTTTACATCTAAATCAGCCCGCACGCTAACGTTTACGCCGTTGGCCGTAGTGTAAGCTGGTACAAATGGCGCGTTTGGATTATGCGCCATTACTGGAATTGATAAGACCGAACATAATACAGCCGCAATAATTAACTTTTTCATACTAATACCCCCAATAGAATATATTTATTTCCCTTTTAAAAACGCCTCTATAAGTGCCTTAATGGTAGACCGCTCATCATCGGTAATGATGTGCTTGCCATAAGATAATACATTATCACGCTCGAGAATAGCCTTTAAATTAACCCCGTCGGAACTTTCTATATTTAGTAATGTAGAGGGTTCCTTTTTTAATTGTGGTATTTCAAGCTGCTGGATAACGTCCTTTTTTAATGCACACGCTACATATAGATCATCAATAGCCTCGTCATCATACATGGATAAGTCAATATCAGCACCACATTGATGAATGAAATCTATCTTTTGTTGACGCATGGCGTCGAAATCGTTGACCTCACCAGTTAAGTAATATACCGATACGCCGAAATAGTCGGCTATTGTCTTTAATTTATCCAATTCAGGAGACGAGCGGCCTTTCTTCCAATCTGTAAGTGATGCAGTGGATATACCTGTATCCTTTCCGAGCTTATAAGCGCTGATATTTTCTTTCTTTATGAGGCTTTCTATCCGTTCCCAAACAATATTTTTACTCATTGTTAATTTCCTATTTAAAATTTTTATGAACGCTTAATTTGTCTAACTCGTAAATGTGAGATATTATGTAATCACAAGATAGCTAACAAATGCGAGATATGCTAACAAACACATAAATTCGTATTTATTAGCTAACAAATATTAATTAATTCCAATATATCAGAAAAGAGGTGATTTTACAACATGTATGAAAAAATCGACAAGCTATTAAAAGACAACAACATTACGCCTTATAGAATGTGCAATGTACTTGGCATTAAAACATCATCTATGACGGCGTGGAAACAAGGCAAATACAAGCCTAGCGTTGATAACTTGAAAAAGATAGCTGATTTCTTTGGTACTACTATTGATTATTTCTTATAGAAAGGAAACCACACAATATGAATTTGATTCCAATCAACGTAACACAAAACGATGAGCAATATGTAAGCGGTAGAGCATTACATATGTTCCTAGAAATCAAAACACCATATACTCAATGGTTCGAGCGTATGTGTGATTATGGATTTACTGAAAATCTTGACTATATAGGTTTATCACAAAAATGTGAAAAACCTCTTGGCGGTAGACCTCAACAAGACCATAGCTTAACAATCGAAATGGCGAAACAGCTTTGTATGCTTGCAAGAAATGACAAAGGCCGAGAGGCTAGAGAGTACTTTATCGCAGTAGAAAAAGACTGGAACAGCCCAGAAAAAGTTATGAGCCGAGCCTTGAAGATTGCCAACAATGTAATCAACGAGCAAAAGGCACTTATAGCACAGCAAGAGCAACAAATCGCAGAATTTCAACCAGTAAGAGATTATGTTGACGAAATTCTAAGCAGCACCAGCACGCTAACAACTACGCAAGTCGCGGCTGACTATGATTTATCGGCTAGAGCCTTAAATCAGATTTTACATGAGGCAAAAATCCAGCGGAACGTAAACGGACAATGGATATTGTATAAATCCGAAATGGGTAAAGGATATACAAAATCAGAAACGTTTACATTCACACGAACTGACGGCCGACTTGATTCTAAAATTCAAACGAAATGGACGCAAAAAGGGCGCTTACGAATCCATGAAATCCTAACCGCTAAAGGTATTGTGGCGGTATGCAAGGGCGTGATGTGATGACGCTGTTCATTGACGAAATACACAAATTTTATAGCAACCCTCAAAATCTAGCGGACTTTGAGGTATGGAAAGAAAGGAAATTACACAATGATGATACAACAACAAAAACCACGGCGCAGACGCAGACGTGTAAAGAAAAACAGAATGAAACTTATTGATATTATAGGCGTGATTGGCTGGGTAGCATTGATATATGCGGCCGTGGTGCTTTGGTTAGTTTAGAGGTGAAACGATGAATTTCATTATTGAATGTTTGATGATTGCAGGTATGGCACTTTCGGCGGTACTCGTTTTACATTGCCTCGTTATTATCGCCGTGTTATTGGCATAAAAAAAGAACAGTCAACTAAAAGCTGACTGTTCAAAATTCCAATCGTTAAAAACGAAAGGAAACCACACAACAACATTGTAATGTATCTATTCTTAATTGTCAAAAGAAAGGAAACCACACAAACATGTATAAGAAAATTTTTGACAGTAAAAACGCCACTCGTGAGGAATGGCTAAAGGTTCGCAAGTTAGGCCTCGGCGGTTCGGATATGGCCGCAGTACTAGGGTTAAGCCCTTGGCGCAGTCCTATTGACGTATGGCTTGATAAAACGAGCGACACAGTAGAGGAAAAAGAAAGCGAGCCGATGTATTGGGGCAACGTACTCGAGGAAGTAGTAGCGCAGGAATTCGCCAAACGTAGCGGGTATAAGGTGCGCAATAACAATTTCACATTACAGAGTGAGCCGTACCCTTATTTACTCGCTAATATCGACAGGGAAATCGTCGGCCTAGACGCTGGCCTCGAATGTAAGACAGCCAACGCATTCAAAGCTAATGAATGGGACGGCGACAATGTGCCAGACGCCTATTATATACAATGCCAGCATTACATGGCGGTTACTGGTAAAGCGAGCTGGTGGATAGCGGCTCTTATTGGTGGTAATACGTTTGTTTATAAAGAAATCAAGCGCAATGATGAAGTCATTCAAGCGATTATTGATACTGGGGCAGCATTCTGGGAACTGGTTGAGAGTAATACCATGCCAGCGCCAGACGATACGAAACAATGCGAAAATGCCCTCAAGAAGCTCTATCAAAAGAGCAACGGCCAAAGCGTGGAACTACCTGCTAACTACGGGAACATGATCATTGATTATTTAGAAATTAAAAATCAACTATCCGAGTTAGAAACTAAAAAGCGCGGCATTGAAAATGTGATGAAAGATTTCTTGAAAGATAACGAAAGAGCCACATACGGCGAGCATTTTGTTTCATGGAAATCCACGAAACCGCGCGAAACATTCGACGCCAAAGCGTTCAAGGACGATTACCCCGAACTGCATAAAAAGTATATTAAAGTCGGCGAACCTAGCCGCAGAATGGACATCAAATAATGAAAACATGTGATTTGAGAAAACTGCTCGAGGCTGTTCCTTATGATTTCAATGTACACATCGAGACGCCTGTAAATATAACTCAGTATACAGCCGAGGCGAAAGCTGTATATATCGATTTTGAAAATAAATTATTTGTAATCGGAGATAAAAAATAATGGAAAACACAGAAAACAAAGAAATTGAAACAGTAGAAACAAAACCAAAAAGAAAGCATTTACTTGCTGAAATAGCTCGATTAAAGGAACTTAACAAAAAGCTAGAAGATGACCTCAGATATAGCGATATGCGAGTTGAGAATCGTGAAAGAAATATCGCCGAACTAAAAGCAGAAATCGCCGCATTGCGTGCATATGTGGCTGGTGTTAAAGGCGACGCATTCCCAGAAAGTGAGGATAAATAATGGCAACAACAAAAGGAATTGAACTAAAGAAAAATAATATCGTAGCTCAAAAAGAGGCTAAGACAGTAAAAGGCATGCTTGAAACACCAGCTTTCAAAAAGAAATTTGAAGAAATGCTCGGCAAAAAGGCAGCTGGATTTATATCAAGCATTATCGCCGTTACAAATAGCAGCAATTATCTTATGAAAGCTGACCCTGCTACAGTCATCGGCGCGGCAGCACAGGCGGCCATGTTGGACTTGCCGATTAATCAAAGTTTGGGCTTTGCGTATATCGTGCCTTATAAAGGCGCCGCACAATTTCAACTAGGTTATAAGGGGTATATCCAATTAGCCCAACGCAGCGGCCAATATGTTGATATTGGGGCAAAAACAGTATACGAGGGCGAACTCGAATACGAAAACAGATTGCTTGATAAATTTAGATTTGGCGAACGTACGAGCGATAAAGTCATCGGCTACCTAGCATATTTCAAACTTACAAACGGCTTTGAAAAAATGCTATACATGACTATCGACGAGGCGCAGGCTCATGCTAAGAAATACAGTCAAAACTATAAGGGTGGTACCGACAAATGGGGCCTTGCAGATTTCAATGTAATGGCCGAGAAAACAGTGCTTAAACGCCTACTTTCAAAATATGGCCCGTTGAGTATTGAAAGCATTCAAATGAGCCAAGCACTCGCCAATGACGGCGGCGTGATCAGCATGAACAATGACGGCGATTTAGATGTCAATTTCAGCGGTGAAACTATCGACGCAGAAACTGAAACAGAGGAATTAACTGACAAACCTGCAGAAAATCACGATACCTATATTGTAGGTGGCGAGGTTATCGACGCTGAAACTGGCGAGGTAATACATGATGACAAATAACGATAAAATGCTCGCTCAATTCGGCGCTGACTGGGTAAAAGTAAGGGATTTTATCGAATCATTAAGGGCGTTTTATATTTCTTACACGCCTACGTTTATGGTGCGAGTAGAAAAGGAGACAGGCGTGCCAGCCAATACAGTTAAAAGCATTTTAGACTACGCCCTACAGATTGGGCTGTATGGCAAGACGCTCGATAGAGATTATATCACGTTATCGCCTGTTAGAAAGGAGCAACATGGCAGAACCTAAGCGATATTTTTGGTTGAAACTGCACAAGGATTTTTTTCAACGTAAAGAAATCAAGCGTTTGAGAAAAATCGCTGGCGGCGACACTTATACAATCATCTATTTGAAAATGTTGCTACGCTCGATTATGAGCGAGGGCAAGCTATATTTTGACGGATTAGAGGAAGATTTCGCCGCTGAGGTGGCGCTTGACCTAGACGAAAGCGAGGAAAACGTACAAATAACTATCACATATTTGCTAAATAGTGGCTTGTTAGAAATGCGTTCCGACGATGAATATTATCTTCCTGATACAAAAAATAGTACAGGGTGCGAGACAGCAGTAGCTGCAAGGGTTCGCAGACATAGAGAGAAACAAAAAGCGTTACAATGTAACACCGATGTAACGCAAGTGAAACATTTATGTAACGGAGAGATAGAGAAAGAGTTAGATAAAGAGAAAGATATAGAGATAGAACACAGAGATAGAGATATAACTATATCTACAACTAGAGAAAATAAAGAAATCGAAAATTCTCAATCTCTTTCCCCTATGTCAAATATTGATATTTATGATTTATGGACGAACTCATTCGGAGTGATTTCCTCTTTTGTTAAAGGCTCACTTGATGACCTTATCGCTGAATATGGCCTTGTCAATGTAGCGGACGCCTTGCATATAGCAAAAGAGCGAGGAAAATCACGAGTGCAATATGTAGAGGGAATTTTGAAAAATCAGAGGTTAGAAAATGGAACAAATGGACATAGAGGCGGCAATCGAACGGCTACGAGAAAAGACGAGCCAGTCGACTGGGAGCAAGAGGCGGCCAAGACCTACGGAAAAGATTGAGTTTTTTAAGCCAATCTATGACAAGCCGATTGTGATTCGTTCGAATATCAATGAAACATATGCAGCCGCTGGTATTCCTAAACGTTACTACGGCATGAGTTTCGAATGGATCAAAGAGCATGGCACATTTCAAAGCGCTAACAAAGAGGCATATGCCGTTGTTAAAGATTACAGGGATAATCTAGCGGAATACATGAATACAGGAAAGGGCCTCATATTGAGGGGGCCAGCTGGCACAGGCAAGACGTCCCTCGCTGTATGTATTCTTAAAGAGGTGATGAAGTTAAACACAGGGGCAATGATGATTTCAATGCCTAACCTGCTTGATACTATGCTCACCCTATCAAAGGGCGATAGAGTGGCGTACCTTGCCTATGAGCAAAAGTTAAAGCATATTCCAATGTTGCTACTCGATGATTTCGGGGCGGAATATTCCAAATCGGATTGGGTGGCGGCTAAAGTCGAAAGTATCATCATTGAACGATACAACAGCATGAGGCCGATTATCCTTACCACAAACTACAGCGACCAATGGACTAAGGACAATTACAGCGGCCGCATATATGACCGCTTACGAGGCGAGTATAAAGTTGCGGTATTCATGGGACAGTCTCATAGAATCTAAAATTGATTTATTCGCCCTGTATGCTCGTTTAAATTTTTCGACGATAAAATACTCGTGAGAAATATTACACGGGGCAAGACGGGGCGGAAATCAATGCCAAATTAAAAATTAAAACAAAAGACATAGAGGTGAAATCTTGGAAATTGTAATTCACGGCCAGCCAAGGACGAAAAAGAACAGCGGCCGCATTGTGATAAGGGACAATATCAGAAAACTCCTACCCTCGGACGCATTTATTCGGTACGAAAAGGCGGCATTGTTGCAGCTGGCACATGTTGGCGCTGTTCAAGGACCAATCTCAGTATGTTGCCGTTATTACTTACAAGACAGACGGAGCTGGCCCGATTTGGTTGGCCTGTTACAAGCAACTTCCGACATATTGCAAGACGCTGGAATAATTGAAGACGATAAATATATCGTGAATTATGACGGCTCGGAAATCGTAGGGCTTGATAAGGACAATCCTAGAGTAGTGATTACAATTCATCAAATTACCGAATCAAGTATCTTATGCGATGAATATGCCAAGGCGAAAGCTAGAGAGTGCGACACCACTCAAAAGCCAAAACGCCGACAAGTTGCCAAGAGAGGGGCTAAGGCTAAACCGAAAGCCCCTACCTCAATCTCATATATCGAATATCGAAAGTTAATGATGAAAGGAAACCACACACATGAACGAAACAGAGTACAGACTACGCCTAAAAGGCGAAATTGATATAGAGGCGGTTATAGCCGCTACATCGGAAAGCGACGCAATTGATAAAGCGGACGCCATTCAAGAGGCAATCAATAATCAAATCACGATTGATTGCGGCAATATCGGCAACGTGAAAGAAATCATCACAAATGAAATTACATTGAAATTCGTATGCGCAGAAATTGCGGATTAGTGGGATAACATGGGATACATTAATGCAGAATGCGGCAAGAATAGAAAATTCGAGTTAGAAGTCGAAATCAAAGGGCTTAACGCAATTGAGTGCTTGGCTTTTGTGAGTGGCGTGGCAGATACAATTCTCAACAATGTAGCGCATGGTAGTGCCATAGCGTTTGAGGGATATAAAGGGTTGCTCATTGATGAGATTGAAAAAATGGAGATGAAAGACTATGAAAGCATTATCTGAACGCTTTGAAAGCAAAATTCCGACATTCTTGGCTCATCTCGATGTATGGAATGATACGCCGATGAGCGATTGCAAATATACAACACACGATTATAAGCGTGAAATGCACAAACAGAATTACACAAAAAAATGTGTGATTTGCGGGAAAACATTCACTTGCACGAATTACAACAAACGCCAATTATGTTGCAGCAGATCATGTGGCAATAGATTGGGCGGCATTAGACGAGGCGAGACAATGGCTAAGCGAAAAATATCAATGAAAGGAAATTAGATAAAATGCAATATCTTGGCAACTGGCTAGCACTTGGCGCCTGTATATATGGAAAAAAGAACCCTAATCAAGCGCTTAAAATACTAGGATTGCGAGAACATAGGAATAGCAGGCATGACGTTGATATTGACGAATTAATCACCATGAGAAACAAAGGCTTGACGTTGAGAGAAATCGCAGCAGCTTGCAATATATCGTTCTACATTGCAAGAAATTGCCTAATAAATGCAGGCGTTAAATTGGAAAACTAAAATGATTAAAAGTAAGGAGATAACACAATGAACATTAAATATTTAGCAGCAATCATGACAATCACAGCATTAACAGCACCAGCATATGCGACTGGTACAAATAACACAATCGGCGGCACTGATAACATCGCCACGGCTAATAGTGCGGCGGTGTTTGGTTATCAAAACCAAACAAATGCAAATAATACGCTAACATTCGGCGAGAATAACATCACAAACGGAACGAACGCGTTCGCAGGTGGCAATAATTCCAAAGCCGAGGGGCGCAATACGTTCGCATTCGGCAGCCACGCCGAGGCGCTGGCCGAGTACACCTACGCAATCGGCTCACAGGCCAAAACGTCGGCTTATGACACAATCGCCGTAGGAAACGGCGCTTATGCAGGCGGTGAGAGTACTATCGTTATCGGCAGAACTAACACAGTCAACGGCAAGAATAGCGTTGTAATTGGCGCCAATAATATGCAAGTAGA